AATTCATCGCTTATCACAATTTTGATTAATGCTATTGGTTAGTGTTGTATCATTGTGATAACAAATTAAAACAAAGATTATGAAACAAGGAATAACATTTTACAAGGACGGAGCAGTAGTAAGAATTAAGAATAAAAGAATATCATTTATTGAAGATGAAGAGTCTACTATATTGGTTTTTAGATTTGCAGATGAAAACTCACACAAACCTGCTTGCCATCATTTAGATATAAAAGGAAAGGTTAGGCATACAGAATTAAGACTTTCTAATGAAGCTATGGAGTTGCTTGTTAGATCGTATACGAAACATAAATTAAACAAATGTAAAGGTATTCCTTTAGAAGTTGTTAAACCTAATTCAGAAAAGATTAAAGAAACGAAATTTAAAATAACAAAAGAAACTAGATGGGATGACTTGATGTACAATAAAGTAATATCTTGTAGACTAAGAAATATAATGAGTGCGAACATAGAATATGATGGTTACGACCCAAAAGTTAAAGACCTTTATCCAATATCTATAAAAGAATTTAAGGGTTTCAGAAACGCAGGAAAGAAAACGGAGCAAGAGTTTATAAATCTTTACAAGTTACTTAATATAGAAATATTAAATTAAAACTATGACAGACAACGAATTAATACTAAAGACTGCAATACACTTGCAATGTGCTTTAAACAACTTAGACGGCATTAAGAATAAATCTAAGTACACTAGAAACCTACAAAAGAATATAGAGCGATTTGATAGGTATATGACAACTGAAAGAAAGTTAATAAGTAAACTCTACTCGATAGATGAAAGTTTAATGTTGACTTTAGAAAGTGCTTTAGATGAGAAAGTAGGTAGGTTATCAGGATTAGAGTTTCATGAATTTATACAAATAGAAGAATGAGAGATAAAATAATAAACAACGGATACTACACGCCAGTAATAATGTCTATAATTGTAGTTCTACTTTTAATCGGTAACGCTATTAAAGCGCAGACTAAAGAGGAGGTTTACAAAGAATTGATTAAACAAGATGTAAAGCATCCTAAGATAGTTCTAGCGCAAAGTATAAAAGAAACTGGTTGGTTCAAGTGTGAGAATTGCAGTCTTGACCATAATAATCTATTTGGCATAAGATACAATAATAAGTATTTAGAGTTCGCTACATGGCAAGAATCAATCACTAGGTATAAAGTATTTCAAGATAAGAGATATGACGGTACAAAGGATTATTTAGAGTTCTTAGATTGTATTTGGGTTCATTCCAATGGGGAATGTGCTAGGTATGCTACAAGCGAGAATTATACAGAAGAATTAAAAGAAATAATTAAACAACTTTAAAAAAACAAAAATGGAATTAACAGTAGATGAAATGATTGACATAAACAATCGAACAAAGGAAGCAATAGAAAGAGCGTATAAAAAAGGAGTTCAAGATGAAAAGGAAAGAGCATTGCCAGACAATCTTTTTGAGGCTATTTTAAAGTATGGCAATAAGACTAAAACATTAGTTGACTACCATAGAAGTAGTGACAAGTCAGACGGCTGCAATTGGGTTCAAATAAAGCCAACAAGAACTGGAGCGAAGGCGGTTAAGTCGGTTGAGATTTCATTCGATGAAAACTTGATGGAAATTGATTACATTGGAGTTAACAAATAACACTATGACACTACACAGAAATGAAACACTTTGCGAGGCTTTAAACAAGCGCAAGAAGTTACTTAAAGATAATACACTAATTTCATTTATTAAGATACATTACGCCCTTTCAAGTAAAGAGGATAACACTTACACTCATAAAAAGAATAGATTGATAGTAGGCGAAGATGTGGAGTTGTGGATTGGACCAGATGACGTATATTTAAGCAATGAAGAGAAAACTAAAATAAAAGAAATGATATGAAAGCAAATGAATTTAGAAGGGGAAATTATTTTAAAACCTCTAATATGAATTACAGTAAAGTAACTTGTATTAAGGAGTATTCGATTTATTGTAGTTCTTATTTTCCACACAATTTAGAACTATGCGAACCAATCCCACTAACAGAGGAAATACTTTTTAAGTGTGGGTTTAAGAAAACAGAAATTTTAGGCAGTTACAATATTGGGTCTTTTACATTTCACTCTCAAAGACCTTGCAATGATTCGGCTAAATTTACTTTAGTAACTGAAATATATTTTTGCGGGCGTAGTGTGTTAGTTGTGAATGGGGTTAAACACCTACACCAACTACAAAACCTGTACTTCGCATTAACTAACCAAGAACTAAACATTGAACTATGACACCTAAACACTACGATAACACAAAAGGCAGTCTTTATAAGTTTGCAGAAGATTACAACCTTAATGCTTGGGAGTTCGATATAGTAAAGCGGATAGTAAGAAGCAGAAAGAAAGGAAACTTTATAGAGGACTTAGATAAAACGATAGAAGTAATTAAACTATACAAAGATGAATACAAACAAACCGAGCCTATACGAACTAAGACGTATTAGAATGAGAACCAAAGGTAAGCCATTAACAAAGTATAAGAGTTATTTCGATGGCAATGTAAAAGAAAGGGATAGAGATGTTGCTTAACGCCCGTATAAGGAAAGTTTTAATTTTCTTTATACTACGTTAGGTTATTAAATAAATTTCGTATATTTGCTAATTATGAAAAAGTATAAAACAGAAATAATAGGTATATTATCAGCAATAGCATTTTTTAGTATTGCTTACTTTGCTCAAAGAGAAGTAGTAGCAATTGCATTAACTTACTTTATTGCTAAAGAAATTATTAAAAATAGATAGTTGTATGAGATACAAAGTAATATTTAATAAAAACAACCAAGCGTTATTAACTCTAAATGCAGATGATGTATTTATAAAAGATGGTTGTTTCAATTTCTACAAAGGAACTGAGTGTGAAAGCAATTTAATATCATCTTTTAATTGTAAAGATTATTCTTTTTATAAAGTAGAAGATACAAAGATTACTATTGACGACATATTAGATGAAGATGTAATTGACTTTATTAATAAAATGAAAGCATAGATGATACTAACACTAATCACGGGGGAGAAAGTAACTGTAAAAGAAAGTTTTGATGAGTTAGACTCTATTGCTTATATTGATTTAACAGAGTTTGTAGATTTAATAGAGTTAACTAAATTAAATGATAATGGATGCGAAGTTAAAGATGGAATACTTAAACACGTTTACAAAGAAAGCGTTATAAGAATTAATGTAAATCACATAGTAAGTTATGAATAATGGCGTACGACAAAAAGAAAATATATGAACAGGCAGTTAAAGCAATAAAAGATAATAACCTATTTTTTATTGAAGATGTTGTTGCTTTTGTTTCTTGTAGTAGGTCAACATTTTACTCGTACTTTCCTGATAATTCGGACGAATTGGACGCCTTAAGAGAGATTCTTGATAAAAACAAGATAATGGAGAAAGCAAAGATTAGAGTTAAGTTAATGGAATCAAACAAGGCTGCTGAACTATTAGCGCTTTATAGGTTGTTAGCCACTAAAGAGGAACATCAAAAACTTAATCAATCTTATGTTGACCATACAACAGGAGGAGACAAGATGAATACACCTCTTTCTAAAGAAGAAATAATACAAAGGTCGAAACAAATAAACGATGAACTTTGATGAACTCACAAGAGATGATTTGCTAAATGTTAGAATAAAATGCGATGATGATTTATTGTATTTTACTAGATTTTGGTTTAAGGTTTTAAAAGGATCTAAATTTATTGTAGCACCTCATCACGTTAGAATATGTGAATCTATTAAGAGAATAGAAGATTACGAATTAGAACTACTTAATATTAATATACCTCCTAGATTCTCAAAAACAGAATTAGCAGCAGTTAACTTCATTGCAAGAGGAATAGGAATGAACCCAAGTGCAAACTTTCTTTATATTACAGCGTCTGACGAATTGAGGGCTCAAACTTCTGTGTCAATTAGAGATATAGTATCACACCCTTATTTTAAAATAATGTACGGTGTAGAATTAAAGAAAGACCAGAACGGTAAAAACCTTTGGAGAACAAATAAAGGAGGAGGATTAAAAACTGCTACTATCTTTGGGCAAGTTACTGGATTTGGAGCAGGTCAAATGATTGACCACAATAACGAATTAGATGACTACATAAGAACTTTTGAGGGTTGCATTGTATTAGACGATGTTAATAAGATAGACGATTCTGGACAAGAGAATGTAAATAATGCTAAAGTGTCAAGAATTATATTCAACACTATTCTATCACGTAAGAATAGTAAAGACACGCCAATAATAAACATACAGCAAAGGGCAGGCTTAAGCGATGCTACCGAGGGGTTTAAAAAGCATTATGGTGTAGATAATCTAAAGGCTGAATTTCTAGTTATGCCAGTAGTGTCAGAAGATGGCGTTCCTCTTTGGGAATGGAAACATAATTTAGATGATATTGAATTTCTAAGAACATCAGATGCTACTAAGAATGTTTTTGAAACACAATACATGCAAGTACCAGTAAATGAGAAAGCAATATTACTACCTTATTCAGTACTTAAATTCGCACCAATACCAAACAAAGACGTTATAGCAAATATAGCAATAGCGGATCCAGCAGACGGCGGAGGAGACAAACTCTCCGTAATTTTCCTCCGTTTGGTTTACACAGATAACAAACTAAGAGCGTATATGACAGATGTAGTACATTCTAATAAAGGAATAGAAAGTAATGCGCCTAGAGTAATGGATAGAATAAGAAAATGGAAGACAGAGCGTATCTTTATTGAAAAGAATGGCGTAAGTGTAGCATTAGTTTATCAATTAAACAACTTA